CAGCTTGGCGACGTCTTCGGCGGTGGCCAGATACGGGCCGGCCTCCAACCACGACGCGGCCTGGTCGTTGGTGACGACCATCTTGCCGGCGGCCATCCCGACCGCTTCGACCACCTCGAGACCGGAGATGTTGATCCGCAACGTCGCCGCGGAGGTGGTGCCGGGAACGTTCGTCGTGCCGTACTGCGGTGCTTGCAGCCAGGGCTTGCCGCCGAGCGCGGCGAACACGTCGGGGGCGGCCAGCGCGGCGGAGGCGCCGGCACCGGTGGCCTGCTTGACGCGGAACGACGCGGCGAACAGGGCGGCGGACGTCGCGGACCCGTCGGCGTCGTCGCCCAGCTCGAGCGGGATATGTGCGCCGGATGCCTTGGCGATGATGTCGGTGTCGAACGCGGTCTCGGTGGTGATGCCGTAGGCCAGCTGGAGAATGCGGTCGTACAGCGCCATGTACGACGGCGACGACCGGCGCTGCAACTGATACGCGACGTCCGAACCACCCGCGTATGTCCGCAGGGGTTCGGTGGCCCGCTTGAACGAGACCTTCACCGAGTTGATTTCGGTCTTCTCGGCGGTCTGCAACGCAACGATGGTGGTGAGGTCGCCGTCGTAGTAGGGCCAGGACACGTCCATGCCGGAGTCGCCGGGGGAGCGGGGGCCGCCGAGCGCGGTGATCCCGGCCCGTCCCCGGTCGATGATCCCGAACACCTCAGTGATCCACGCGGGTGGGATCAGGCCAGGGTTCTCGGTAGAGAGCTGGTCGACCCACGCCCGGCCGGCCACCGTGCGCGCCGCGGTCTCGATGCGCCGGTGGGCGTTGTACGCGTCGGTGAACTGACGCGACAGGGCCGCGGTGTCGCGGGCGCGGCCGGTGCGCGCCGCATGGTGCAACGCGTCGAACGAGTCGAACACGGCCAGCGGGTGCGGCGCGGCGCCCCGGCCGCGCCGGTTGGCCGACGAGTAGCGGGCCATCTCGGTACGGACCATCTCCGCGACCGAGGCACGGCCGCCGGTGTCGCCCTCGGCCGGATCGGCGGGCCGTTCGGCGCGGCGGGTCTCGTCCTCGTCCTCGTCGTCCTCGTCGTCGTCGGGGCCGTCGCCGTCGGCGCGTGCCGCGGTGGCGACCGCACCGGCGAACGCCCCCTGATACGGCGGCAGGACGATGGCGACACCGGTCAGGCGCACCGGCGCCGCGGCGGAACGGACCACCGTGTCACCTTCGGACGGCGGGACGTCGGCCTCGAGGGACACGTCCACGAACCCGAGCGTGCGGGCCAGCTCGTAGACGTCGCGGCCGCGGGTCGTGTTGGCCAGGTGCAGCACCGCGTAGTGGCCGTCGGTGTCGTCGTGGTGGGTGTCGACACGGCCGATCGGGGTGCGCCGGCCGGCGCCGGCACCGAGGTCGGCGGCGCCGGGGTTGTGGCCGTCGTACAGGACGACGCGCTCGTCAGGGATCAGCGAGCCGGGTTGCCAGGTCTCGGTGTAGAACCGGTGGCCGTCGTCGGTGACACGCGCCGCGGTGTTCCACGGCACGATCCGCGCCGACAGGGTGAGGTCGCCGGCATCGTCGACCGCGGCGCGGCGGCCGACGGTATGCCAGGCGGCCTCCAGGGCCAGGGCGGCGCGGGCGGCGGGTCGGGGATGGTTCATGCGGAGACTCCAGTCGGGTCGGTGAACGGGGAAACAGGCGGGGCGGCCGGCGCAGTGTCCAACGTGGACATCTCGGGCCCGGTGTTGGCCAGCGGCACCGGCGGCGGCCAGGCCAGACCTTCGGCGGCACGAATCTCGGGGGCGGTCAACCACCGGTCGATCCCGATCGAATACGCGCTGTACCGCTGCATCAGGTCGGTGCGCAACAGGCGCGACGTGTCGAACTGCACCGTTTGGCCGAACGGGCGCAGATCGGTCCAGCACGATTCGATGGGGGTCATGAACGCGCCGAGCCCGAGTGCCAACCATTTGCGGAGTTCGGCCTCGGTGGTCGAGTAGGTCAGCGAACCGGCCGACGCGACGTTGACCAGCGACGGCATCACCCCGAACACGCGGGCCACCTCGGCGTTGGCCGACGCGATCGATTCGACCAACTGGGCTTCGAGCGGGGAGGCGCCGATCGCCTCCAGGCGGCCGTTGCGGTCGACGACCGCCGGTTCGTGGCGGCGGGTCCACGACGCCATCACGGCTTCTTTGACTTCCTGGCGTTGGGTGGACGTCAACGCCTGTTCGATCATCACCGCGACCGACGGGAACCCGGCCTCCCAGAACGAGCCGGCCATCTGCCACAACGCGGCCAGGTATTCGACGGCGCGGCGGCACCCACCGATCGGGCCGCAATCGGCCGGCGCCCCCGAGTTCGGGATCCGCCACCGGATCAGATGCACCTCCCCCATGGCGGGGTCGTAGTGGACGCCTTCCCAGATGACGTCGGTGAGTTCACCGCGGGCCGACCAGATGCCGTGGGCCTCCCCGGCGTCGACGACCCGCACCGTGGCCGGGGTGACACTGTCGGCGTACCAGGTGGTCGGGAACACCCACACGTAGCCGGGGCCGGTCAACTGGTTGACCAGGCGGACCATCGTGTCTCGGCGGGTCTCGCACGGATCGGGGCGCATCACGATCGGTGGTTGGGTGTCGGTCGGCAGGTTCGCCCGGTAGTTGACCAGGGGGAGCTGGCCGATCGTGTTGGCGATCAGGTCGCGGCAGGCCACCACGATCGGGAGTTCGAAGATGTCCAGGTCCCCGAGACCGGTGCGCTGATCGATCGCGTCTTGGATGAGGCGGCCCAACCGGACGTTGCCGTCGACCCGTTCACGCTCGGCCGCTCGAGCGGCGCGGCGTCGTCCTGGCATACGGCCGCCATGGTGCGTCAGCGCCGCCGTGGGCGTCTATAACGCATTACCCGGCTGCCAGCACCCATCTTGCGCCGCTCGGGGCGCTTAGAACGCAACACAGCATCGAACGTCTGTTCAGATTTTAGGTCCTACACCGGGGGTCAGCCGATCGCGGGGGGTGTGCCGTTGTGGCGGCGTACCCACGCGGCGATGGTCGCGGCGATCAGGGGGCCGGCGCCGGGGGAGCGGCGATCGAACAGCCAGGCGCCGGCCGAGCGGCGGCGGCGGGCGGCGACCACCGCGGCGTCCAGGTCGGGGTGGGGGACGCGGGCCACCGCGCCGGCATGAACCACGGCGTCGTAGAACGCACCGGCGGCGGCGGTGGTGTCGCGGGTTCCGAGCGGCACCAGGCGGGTCGGGACGTCAGCAAATTCGGGGGCCAGCGCGGCGGCGGGTCCACCTGCGTCCCATCCGAGCGCCAGCGGCGACCACCGCTCACACAGTTCCGCGACACGCGGCGCGACCCACGGACCGTGCGGCCGGTGTTCGACCAGCTCCACCGCCAACCGGCCGTCAGGGTCGACGCCCACGGCGACGATCGCCGCGGTGGCGCGGTCCTCGTCCACCTCCACGGCGAACACCACCGGATCGCCCAGCTCGGCCACGGTGGGCGCCGTCGTCCAAGCGTCGATCAGGGTGGAGTCGGCCAGCGTTTCGGGCCACCAGCCGAGGTATTCGCAGCGGAACTGGTCGGCGGTCATCACCTCGTGGTCGTCGCGCAACGCCTCGAGGTCGACTTGGTGGCCGAGACCGGGGTGCGCCGCCCACCACGTCGCCTCGTCATCGGGGTCGGCGTCGGCGGGCGCGGCGTATTCGAAGTAGGCGAGCCGGTTGGTCTTGCCGGCGGCGACCGCGGCGCGGCCCATGTCACGCCAGCGGGCCAGCCACAACGCGGACGCATCGCCGGCGGAGGACAGGATCCAGGTTTGGGCGCCGCCGCGGATCGTCGCCCTGGTGGGGAACGCGGCGCCCTCGAGGTCGGCGCCTCGTTCGGGGTTGATGTCGCGGGCCTCGTCGATGATCAACAGCCGCGACGCCGCGGAACGGATCGCGGAACCCGACGCGGCGATCAGCCGGAACGACGACGGCCCGAGACCTGGCCGCCATTTGACGGCCTCTTGGCCGTTGCCCCAGATCAGGCGGGTGAACCGGCCGAGCGGCGCGTCTTCGATGGTCGGGAACCAGTCGTCACGCCACATGCGCGCCGCGGCCTCACGGTGGGCCGAGCAGTACAGGCCGCGGGCGTTGCGGGTGCGCATGTTGGCCAGCCCGGCGGTCAGCATGAGCAGCGACTTGCCGGCGCGGCGGGGGGCGATGACCACGACGGTGGAGTAGGCGAGGCGGCCGGTGTCGGGGTCGCGTTCGCCGGCCACCATGGCGACGTGGCGTTGCCAGGGGATCAGCGGCCGGTTGAGTGCGAGCGCGCATTGCAGCGCGACGCGGCCGTCACTCGGACGTTGCGTCCGCGGCGTCGCCCATAGAGGCGAACAAGTCTTCGATACTGAGAGCGTCGACATCGGGCCTTGTCTGGTCGCGGAGTTGGACGATGACTTGCAGCATGGTTTTCGCCAACGCGTTGCGCGTGAACCGGGATTCGTCAAGGTCGAAGCAGGCCTCGTCCAGTTCGTCGGCCACGACACGCCCCAGCTTGATGATCGCCTCGTCGATCGGCTCGAGCCGGCCGGTATCGCGCAGCGCCCGCACGGTCGTATCCCAGCCGGCCCGCGTCCGGCCGGATCGGCGTCGATCGGGCCGGAACAGGGCGCCCTGGCCGGCCGTCATGCAGCCGCCGGTGCATGATCATGCAGTGTGTAACTGCATACTCCGGCCCACGCCTCCCGCCGGAGAGAGACTGCGGACTCGGTGGCTGTCCTCGGACCACCACCAAAGAACGCACGTTCGATCGTGACTCGCGATTCGCGAGTCACGACGCGCATGATCATGCATCGCGGCTGCATGATCGCGGTCACCACCGGCGACTCGCAGCGTTACGCGTGACGCGGCGGCGGGCGGCGGCGATCGCCGCGCCAGCACCCCGGTTGCACGGCCGACAGCGGACACGTTCCACGCAGCAGCCCGAACCGGGGCGGTGATCGTGCAACGCCAGCGGTGGAACGTGATCGATGTCGGTCGGTTGGGTGCCGTGCGTCGGACACACCACGATCGCCGGGGCCATCGCCCTGGCCGCCCGGTGCCCCCGTTCCCGGTATGCCGGCCTAGCCACGACCGGGTAGCCCGACGTACTCGTAGACCCCCCGGGGTAGCTCGAGCTGGCCGGGGTGGGCACGGCGGCCCACGGTGGGCGGCGGGGCCGCCTGCCCCCGGTACGCAGCCTGATACCCGGCATTGGCCGCACGACACGCCACGCACCGGCACGGGTGAGTGCGAGACCCATACCGGGCGCGGGTGCCGTGCGCCGGCACCGGCAGTTGGGGTCGACCACCTGGCACGCCCCGATGCTATGTGTACTTGCACGCTGCAAGTAGTGATCAGGGGACGTTGACGACCAGGGCGCCAGCGACACGGCCGGACGCGGCGAGGCGGTCGACGGCGGCCACCGCACGCGGGCCGAGCGCGACGAACGCCAACGGCATGCTCGAGCGGCGACCGGCGTGCGTCGGGTGATCGAACGGGAAGTCACGGCACAGATAGAGCCGGTCGGCGGCGCGGGCCAAGTCGACGAACCAGCGGGCGTTCGC